AGCTTTAATCCAGCCAAAGTAATAAGCATTGGAAGTAATGGCTCTAGTGCTTCAGCCATACTTATAAATGCCTCGGCAAGTTTTATACCCCCCTGCGCCAAGCTTCTAAATGCAGAGCTGTCAACAAACTTACGAATCAAAGCATCAAACTGTTCTCTAACTTTTTGTATTTGATTTCCCAGACCCTGCTGTGCAACCAGTGCATCTCTAGCCACAGATCCACTAGCCCCCTGAGCAACACTCAACGCCTGCTGTGCCGTTGTGAATTGTTGAATAAGTGGAATAACTTTACCAACCTGTCTAAATCCACCAAGGTCTTCAACTATCTGGCTAAATGCAGTCGTTTTTGGATCAATGCCCTGTAGACCAATAGACAGTCTTTTGAAAGCCTCAAACGCGCCAACGAAGTTTCCTTGAGCATCCTGCAACTCAATACCAAACTCTCTCAACTGAGCAATAGATTCTGGTCTTTGAATTCTTGTAAAGATTGTACGTAAACCAGTCGCAATCGTCTCGGCGCTCTCACGAGTAGTAGAACGAACCGCCGTAAACAGTGCTATAAGCTCATTTATCTCACCACCAGCAGATGCAAAAACACCACCGGTACGACGGATAGCGGTAATCAAGTCGGCGGACTCGACGGCGAACCTTTTAGAAACAGCATTAATTGCATCCAAGGACTGCTCAAGAAAAGCTATATCACCACCTGACTGTCTGGCCTGATCGCCAAACTGTCTAAGAATAGCGATAGCACCCTCTGTGGTATCTCGAATATTATCAAATGTGGCGGCCAGACTTGTCTTTGCTAATATGTCGAGAGCTTTGCGCGTTTCATTGGCAGCAAAACCAGCCTGCGTCAACGTTCTTGCCACGTTCAAAAGATCAGAAGATGAAGCACCAAGAGACGTACCCAGTCTAGTAACTTCATTAGCAAGTGAACCAAGCTGTGCTACGCTTTTTCCAGTGACTTGAGAAATCTTTAAAAGCTCAGTTTCAAAAGCTACCGCTTCTTTAACAGACTTCTTAAAAGAGTTTGCAAGAGCAAGAAATGAGCCTGTAGCGATAGTGATAACACTAAATCTTCTTGCTGACTCTTGAAGAGTTCTATTAAGTTGATTTACCGACTTAGTAGAATTCTGAGCGTTTTTATTAAAAGAACTGAGGTTACTATTAGCCTGTGCTAAATTTTTAGCATTTTGTATATTAACCTGTACTCCAATAGGCTTTAACTGCCTGCGGATTTGATTAATTACCTGATTTGTGTTTCCGGGTGCCTGTAACTGTAGCTGCGCCGTTAAGTTGAATGCCTGTGCCATCTTCTCTCCAGTGTGAAAGACAGGGGAGCGTGCGCTCCCCTTATCCAATTACCTAAAAGATTATACACAATTAAACACTTTCTTGATCCGTTTTAGTCTTTCTTGTTTTCTTTTTTGCGACCTTTGGCTTTTGCTCTGTTTCAGCCTCGGCGGAAAGTTCAATGGGATTGTCTTCATCATCCAAGAAGGGCTGTCTTTCAGCCATAGATTCTTTGACCCAGCCATCTTTACCTTCCACAACACGCTCGCCACTCTTATTCACAAAGTAAGGATTTTTCTTAGCTTTATAATCATCATCATTCTCGTAAGCAATATATCTACCATCTTCATTGGTAAGTCTACCTTCTGAATCAACAGTATGACCATCTTCATTAATAAACCTAAGCTCATCATTGACAAATTTAAACTCTTTAAGAAATTTATTTTCCTCAAGATTTTTCTCATAATTAGGATCAAGACCATACATTGCATTGCCAAGTTTTTCAGCAGCAACAACAACCCAAGGCTGATTAGCAGAAGCATTGTAGTCAGCTTCGTTGGCAAAATATCTTTGACCATTATCTGGATTCAAAGTACAAAGCCTCACAAGCTCTTCAAACCTAGCGTTGTCCGCCTGACCTTCAGCAGAAGCAGCGTCAAGAGAATTTCTTTCCGCAATAAGACCTCTAAACTTTTCACGCTTTCCTCTTAGATCCAGCGCTATTTGTCTAGCGGTAGTCAGTCTGATACCACCCTTTTGAAGAGATTCTTCCATTTCGCCAATCTGTTCAAGCAAGTCATCATATTGCTTTTGCTTTGCGTCGTCCCATAGGTTTTGCTCACGCATATAAGCGGTCAGCTTTTGCCTAAGAAGAGCGCCATCGTCAAGAGCTTGTTTAAAAGCCTTATTATAAACAATTTGCGATTTTTTAATTTCTTCAGCGCCGGGAGTTTTAATGCTGAATTTTACAACATCGCCATTAAGATCTTCACCCTCGAAAATTTCTCTATCCTTCATTATTTTCTCCTTTAGGATTGTCTACAGGAAGTTTGATAAAATATTTTTTCCTGCTTATTTCATAGTTAACGAACTCTAATTCTAAATCTCTTATTTGAGTATTTCCTCTATCTAATATTTTTGCTCTTACCTCCTCGAATATTTCCTTCATGTGTTTTTGCTCTTCGCTTAATTGTGGATCTGGCTCCCCAAAACCCCACAAAAAACCAAAAAAACTTTCTATGTCAGACAAAGACCCAATCATGGTTGTTTGTACTTTCTTTTTTGCGTACTTCAATAAAGATTCATACGAAACATCCTTGGACCTTTGATCTCTTGTGTTTTTATACTCTAAAGACTTTTTTATAAACTTATCATATTCCATTTTATCTTCCTCTTATTTTTTGTAGCGCCTGCTGTGTGCGCTGCGCTGAAATGTCTTGTTTGACATCTGACAAATGTGTATGTTTTATATTTCCCGCCTGATCTATTTGGGCATTTCTATTTTCGATAATACTCTTACCAATACTTGTATTCATATCATGAATTTTCTTTGCTGTGTGCTGATCTTTAGCCATTAAGAACACCTCTTGAGAATTGGCGATCTTAGAGTTGCCCATCATCTTTTCTACTTCTCTCTTATTCTTATTCTTATCATATTCTCTTTTTTGCACAATAAACCAGCCATCAAGACAATCATCATCATTTATTACATCTTCATGGGGCGATTCTGAGCTTTCATAGACATTATCATACATAGAAGAGTATTGACATAGTGCGAGCTGATCTTTGGTCATATTTATAGACGCTCTATCAAAAATATTATTTTGTTTCTTGCCAGCAGACCATATTCCTCTAAATGGATCGTTTCTTGCTATAAATCTATATTCTTCGCTTTGTATCATTTTAGAATTATAAAATTCCATTATTTTAGTTAATGGCAATCCTGACGTGTCAATATCTTTATTATTTTTGTCTTTTATTGTTTTAGATATTGTCCAAACAGACTTGGCTAAAGAGGCAACGCCCTCACAAGATATATGATCTAAAGAATGAAATCTAGACTTGTGCTTTCTAAAAACAGATTCTTGAAACCTTATAGCCATCTTAACATTTTTCAGATGGGGAACATTGTAGTAGTTCTCATAAGCATTAACTTTTAATGTTTCAATTTCTTTTTCTGCTTTTTCGGCTATTTCATCATCTTCTGGGGACCACATGCCATTATAGAAAAGAACTTCTTTTAATTCTTCTTTTATGTATGTGCCATCAAAATAGGCTTCATCATAAGCCTTTTTATAGACATCGTAGGATTCTTCCAGAATATCATTTTCTGGCTCATATAAATATAGAACAGGGTCGAGAAACGGCAAGCGAAGCCGACCCTGAATTATTCTATATAATATATTCTCGTAGTATGTTTTATCCATCCAAAGTCCCATACGTCTACTCGCTGGCGCCCGTCCAGAAGACGCCAGCTAGCGCAGACTAGTTAAAATCACGAACCGCCATTAACGGTAAGCGAGTTAAAGTTGGTATAGCTGTAGGTGATGGTAGCGTTTCCACCACCGGTGTCTCCACCAGTATAACTAACACTTGACAGCTTGTTGTTGTCGCCAAGCGCCAAAACCGTTCCAGCACTATCTGCGATGTTAATAGTTCTGTTTTGGAGGTTTGGAGCATTTCCAGAAACGCTAACCAAGTCGCCCTGAAGCGCCATAACCTCAATGTCACAACTAACTTCAAGAGGGAACGTTGCGTATCTGGTATAAGGACCAAATCTACCAAGTTCTTGAATATTCTCCTGACCAAAGTCGGCACTAACACTGATACTCTGAATTCTAGCACCGTCAGATTGTCCAGTCGAAGCGTCTGAAGAGTCTCTTTGCGAAAAGGCTTCTGCCGGAATATCGCTGCTCACGATATCCACGTCTGCCCTTCTAACAACACCGCTAGCCGCCGCATCTGTACCAAATCCAGTTGCCAGCGAGCCAAAGGCACTAGTTGCCGATGTCCCAATTACGCCAGCGGTTTCACTGTTCCAAAATCTATCGTTGCCAACCAAGGTAACAGATTCTGTAGCGCTACCGTCAACGCTATAGTTATAAGCCACACTGCTAACATACATGCCAGAGTTGTAGCAAACGTTTCTTGGTGTTCCAGTTGCCTGACTCTGACCATCGTCATAGATGGCAACATAAACATCAGAACGAACTTTTGAAGCTGCAACCAAGTCTGTTTTGCAAGCACCGCCACTAGCCAAGTCGAAGATAAGGCTTTCGCCGTCGATAACCTTTTCGATGGTTACTTCGATATCCGCCACTTCCTCGACATTTTCATAAATCTCGATCTGCCCAAGTTCAAAAACCTGATCGAGAGTAAACGTGCTAGACATACCAACGCTTTGAGCGCCTCTTACGATGTTAGCACTTGTGACCGTCCCGGCCCCTTGACCCGTAATAGCCACGGCCTGACAAGCATAAAATATTCTTTGCTGATTAGCCATTTTGTTCTCCTGTTAAATCTCTGGTAAAGATCATGATTATATACACAAAAAATTAAATTATATGGCATTTACCTGCGTAGAACAACGC